TCTACCGCAATTCTAGAGTGATAACCTATTGTGTCACGTTGAGAAAAAGAATACGTTACATCAGATCCTGGTAGCACGACAATATTCCCCACGGGAAAATAGAAAGAAGTAGTACATCCGCTAACAGGGCCTGAAATTGTATACCCAGATCCCTCATTGAAGCCATAAGTACATCCGCTAACTGATCCTGAAATTGTATGCCCAGATCCATAACGGAAGCCATAATTACATCCGCTAACTGATCCTGAAATTGTATGCCCAGACCCATAATTGATACCACTACTACAGCCACTCACAGTACCTGATATTGTATGCCCAGATCCATAAATGATACCACTATTACAGCCACTCACAGTACCTGAAATTGTATGCCCAGATCCAGCATTGACGCCATAAGTACATCCGCTAACAGGGCCTGAAATTGTATACCCAGATCCATAAATGATACCACTATTACATCCGCTAACTGATCCTGAAATTGTATGCCCAAACCCATAATTGATACCATAAGAACATCCACTCACAGTGCCTGAAATTATATGCCCAGACCCATAATTGATACCATAACCATAAAAATTTGTTTGGCTTTGAGCATTTCTAATCGCACACTGAAATACACCACCATGAGTATCGCCACTACCATAATTAAAAATACCTTGATTTGTTGTTCCATAATATCTAACTGAGACATTTCTACTTGATAGATAAAGCCTCGTTCCTGCATATTGAACAGAATCAACACTATCTGCCAATGTTATTGTGTCTGCATCATCTATAACAGATATTGTAGTTCTTTGGATATCATAACTAGCGGGAGCTAATGCATCCACTAAAACCACGAAATCATGCCCGTCTGTAGCATCCCACCCAGTATCGCTTGTAACATCTTCGAGGACATTTAATTCCGCCGTACCGGATGCTTGCTCGGTCAGTAGATATATAGTACCTGAACCATCTGCCGTAATATCCACAATAGTATCGTCAGAATTTGTTGTTGCTAACTTGCAATCATTCCCACTGTTATCTCTGACATAATAGAGCCGGTCTTCATATAGACCAGTCGGCAAAGTTGCTCCAGCGGCAGCAACCAGAGTAACATCTACACCCTCAGCAGGTGCAGTGGTATTGAGAGTCAGTACATTAGTTGTAGGATTACAGTCTGTCGCTGCATCAAAATCAAATTTTGTGCCATAACAATGAACAAATTTATTAGTTGGCTGTGTGCAATAAAGAGCAATATCAAGATTGGTAGCTTCTACCTGAGCAGTACCTTGTAAATGGATAATGAACTTTCTCCCGTTTGGTAATGCACCAGTATTCCCCCAAACCTCATCAGAATTAGCTAACAATCTACCCCTATTAGTATCAGTAGTGCCTATAATGTCTCCGGTTAGCTTTAAATAATATGTACCATCCCCGCCGGACTCACAAACAAGCATCCCGGGAGTTGCACCACCCTTAATTTCAAGCTTAGTTAATCCAGTAAAAGCATGCATATCTACATTAAACACAATAGTATGCCCTGATTGAATTATAACATCATTTGTGTCAAAATCAGTAAGTTGAGTTGCTGCATTACCGCTTCCATCCGCAGCGTCATTCCAATTAGCCCATGTATCAAAATCATCCGAGCTTTGTGAATACCAAGCCATTATTTATCTCCCTCTGCTAATATGTCCGCTTTACTTTTGATATCATAGATAGACTCTTCTTCTGTAATTAACTCTTTTAACACGAGTAAGTCTTTTATCTCATCCTCTTTTGCTTGCACAGCCTCTTCTATTGGGTCTATTCTCGGTTCTGGTGCAACGTCTATTTTTAGCAATTGTGCTGCTATCAAACCCGCTATAGTTTCTTCTGTTTCTGAATCGCTATCAAGCATAACTATACTATCTATAAGCTTTCCTGCTGCATTCTGTACTGTATATCTATACTCTACGCCCCATGGACGCTGTATCTGTTTACCTGTAACCCAAATATAGTTTTTTATATCCATAAAATAATCCTTTAAAACTAAGCAGTAATGCTCCAACCCTGAATAATCAAACCATAAGTATTATCTGCTTCCATACTCATAGAAAGATGTAAAGTATCATTATAATTAAAAAACATTGTCATTGATGGTCTCCAAATATAATCTGTAGATCCATTAATTGCATAACTGAACAATGCAGTGTCATAAATGCCAATAGAACCAAGTACAGTTGTTTGATTTGCTGAAGCATATCCAATGAAATCAACAACTGAAATGTGTACTGTTGAAAGATGAACTCTAATCTCTTTTATCTCAAAAGGGTATCCTGGAACAAAATTCTCTGCCATATCTGTTGTATTTGTTGCAAAATATGAAAAAAACTTATGCCTTGAAACTGGTAAAGTAACTTCTACAAATGCCATTTTATATCCTCCTAATATTCATTTACCCTGTAATTGACCAACCTTTTACTTGTAATCCGAAAGTGTTAGTAGCTGACATGACCATTGAAAATGTCATTGTGTCGCCATAGTTTAAAACAAAAGTTTCTGAAGGTTGCCAAATATAATCAGTTGAACCTTCTATTGCATAACTAAATAGATAGTAGTTATAAACAGAAACAGAAGCAGTAGATACATAACCAACAAAGGCTACAGCAGAAGCATGTGCAGTTGAAAGATGAAGTTGTATTTCCTGTAATTCAAATGCTTTTCCTGGCACAAAATCCTCATCCATGCTGTCTGTATCTGTAGCAAAGTAAGAGAAAAATTTATGTCTTGAAACAGGAAGAGTTACAGTTTTTGAAATTGTTCCTAATTCATAAGCACCCATATCAACACCATCACCAAGGGGGACTGTTCTTCCTTCAAAATCTGATGAATAACCAAGGTCTGTTCCTGTATCAATACAAGGAGAGGAGGACTGTAAACGCAATCCTGTTTTTGTTACTGTGGCACCAACACTAAGTATTGGATCTTCTGCTAATGAATTTGCATCTTGTTCCCGGGCTGCTTGATAAGTTGCAAATTGAGCCATCGTGTAATTAGTGTTTGTATGTTTAATAATTGAACCAGTAGCTTTATAGAAACAATTATAGTCAGATATTATATTGGCATATACACTACCAGTATTATATCCAGCATCAAGACATTGTGATTCAGTTGCTTCTGCTGATGTTGAATACACAATATTATTAGTTAGATAAACCGGTGTGGAATAACTGATAAAAATAGATTTATAATAATATGTTGTCTCACCAAACACAAAAGTATCTGTGCCATTTCCATAAAGTGTATTATTATTAATCTCTAATTTTTCAGCACCAGTGGGATTGTGCTTATATACGCCTATACCGTCACAAATATTGTTGTATATAAGATTATGATTTATAACGCCCGTATTTGTGGGAGCACCAGCAGCACCCCAGACAAATATAGCTGAATCACGAAATTGTGCACCTACTTCCTGAAAGTCACCGGTACCATTTCTTATTATATTTCTTCTGCATATTAGATTTTCAGCATATACAAATACTATTCCCCAATATGCAAACTTATCAAGTATATTATCTTCTACAATCACATTCTCCACTGAATTGTATGCGTAGTATGAACTAATAACCATACTCTTACCTTTTACAGAATTTTGAACATACCCACTCCAACCATACCCTGAGTTTGTGATAGTATTTCTTCTCACATACCCAGTATTGAACGTGCCAGGATATCCTTCTGTTGGATTAAACGTTATTATTGCCATCCCTAAGCCACAGCCGTCAACAGTATTATCCTCAAATGTAATATTATATGCATCTTGAGCATATGAGCCCGAAAATGACTGATATGAAATACCAGCATCAAATCCTTGTGATACATTGCAGCGTCTGACTATTACATCATGCATAGAGAGATTTGGTGTTGCTAGATAGAGATTGATACCGTCTCCATGCCTATAAGAGCCACTACCAGTTCCAGGAGACCACGCACCACCATAGTAATGCAAATCACAATCTTGTATAATTATATGATGCCCACCGTCAATGTTAAATCCACCACTGTGAGAATACTTTACTTCAATATTTTCAACTATAATATAATTTTTAACAAGACTGTAAAATGGTTTCCCTTGACAACTAAGATACATATTTGTGTATACCGTTGCAGGGTTTCCTTCACTATAAACAATAATAGTATGCTCGGTGGTATCATAAGTATATGTTTTCTCTGTATCCAAACTTGCAACATCATCAACGCCAATAAACCAACCCATATTGTCGGGATCTTCTGAACCAAAAAGAACGAATGTTCCCATCCAATAATCATGACGTGGTAATAGACCACTTGTAGTAGACCATTTATGTGAACCCTCAGAAGTCTCAGTCCAATCACCTGTCTCATTAAAATTTTTACTACCGTATATGATTGGTTTATCTCCAGTTCCATATGCACCAAATGTAATATAACCAGTCTCATCACCACTAGATGGAACAATCAAAGCATACTGATCGACAAGTGTCTCTGTATTAGCACTTTTCAAACAATCCCAAGAACTTCCACGAGCAAGTAAAATACTGTCACCAGGCAAGAAAGTAGAGGTATTAATCTTATTCATTGTCTCCCAGGCATTAGCATCAGAGAGACCATCCAAAGCATCATCCCCCCCATTTTTTACATAATAGATTGCCATTCATTCCTCCTCTAAATTAATCTTAATCTAGCTTTCACAGATCCTCCAACCAATCGTAAATATGCTAAAGATAATGCATCAATACTATCTTCATGATTTCCATCAGGGTATATTTCAATATCATCTAAGAAATCTTTTGTCCAACTACCCCTGATAAGAAAGACATTCCCAGCTTCAGCTTGAGAAGCAAAAGGTTTTATTCTACTAATCTTTGAACCTGTAGATCTTTCTCCTTTGCAAACAAATCCCTGTAAAATATTTCTAACATAGTGAGCAATGATACTCTTACCAGAAGATCCAGGTTCTTGTTCAATCCATACAGGAACACTAATACCATCAAGTGCTGCTGTTTGTCTAATAATATCTTCAGTATCTTTAGTTTTCTTTCTGAATTTTCTCATATCTTCTATATAGATCAGATTATCTTCGGTTTTAGCAAGCCTAATACCAGCAGTATAATCAGGATCTTTATTTGTTTTGCTCTTTTCAGTAGAAGCTAAATCCCATGCTCTAATTCTTTTTGCTTTCTCTGGCATAGCGCTGACAATTTTAAACCACTCAGACTGAAACAGCCGCCCTTTAGCTTTTATATCCCAATCACCATCTTTTAATTGTGCCCTAGTAACAGGATCTAATTTATCTAAAGCTAGATTATATTCAGTTGCATCTAATGGTGGATTATCTGCCATTTTAGCAGATATAAAAATAGCATCTTTTTCCTTTGTCATAGGATCAATATAACGCACTTTTACCCAAGAACCAGTGGCAACTTGTTCCGCAGCAGGAGGATTAGAAGCCGCTCTAAATCTAATTGGAACAAAACTATGTTCCTTATCCCGACGTAATCTACTGAATAAATAGAGTGCTTGATTTTTTCTTAATTGAACAACCTCATCAAGACCAACAAACTGGAAAGCAGAAGATTGGTATGAAAAATGATCCATAGGGCCATCTAAATGACCAAAACTTAAAGTTGCTCCACTTGGAAAGGTCCAAACTTTCTTTTCACCACTCCAATGAGCATCAGTACCTTGTAACCACTCATGAGATACTGGAATCAATGATCCTGGTTTACTTAGATTAGAGTAAGTATCACGGACAATAAGAGCATTATACCCAGGAACATCACAATATTGCAGGGCAGCGGCAAGAAGAGCCCAACTATTATGTGTAACAATAAAATCATCAGTAATATAAAGACCATTTGGATGGGAAACAGAGATACAACGACCTCTAAATTTCTTTCCTGTTAATTCTATATCAACCACTCTTTTATACATAGGAGTAACAGCCCTCAGTCTCGCTCGCTCCACTTTCCTTGGAAGTCTAAATAACTTCCAACCTTCTCTATGCTTTATGTATAAGTTATAAGCTTTTTTACAAAAAACTTTATTACCATCTTCATCTCTGTAGAAAGGATCTTTTTCAGAAACAGTAACTACTCCACCAAGAGATCTAATTAAAAAAGACATATCACCAGCAAGTTGTTTACTAACTGTACAATAGGAAAGATGGCCTCTATCATCTACTGTGCCATCAGTGTCCATTAAACCTTGAACAACAGCATATCTTGTTTCAATATCACTATAAAGAAATTCCTTCGGAATAAACTTTGTAGCAGCATGTTTACCTAATAAATCCAAACGAGATAATTGCTGCTGTAAAAATATTCTTGATTCACCATTAAAATTAAACTGCATTTCTCCATTAAAATAGTAGGAGTATCCTGCTAAAACACTTTTCATGTGTTCAATATCACCTGAAGTTATTCCTATGTGCTTATTTCCAAGTGAACCATCCCCTAATAAGACACCAAGTAGATAAGGATCAATGTCACTCCTAACTTTATAGGTAACATTAAAGGGCTGTTCCTCACAAATAGGAATACAAGGCCAATTTATATGAATACAACCTTGTTTCACTTGTTCTTTAGCTGTCTCCAACCATTCAAGCAATGTAGCAGTCTCAACAACTTCTGTTGAGGGAACACCAAAAACTCTTTTGTTTTTAACTTTTCTACTTTTATTTGATCTCCAAGCCAACCATAAATGACCACCAGTAACAATAGTTTGAGTACCATCATGAAATTTAACAATCCATTCATCATACTCATACTCTGGATGTATTTGAATAATCCTGGCAACACTTCCATCAGGATTATTGATAGCCATTCCTACTTTTAAGTCTTTCCCCTTCCTAAAACCAAAAGGAGTTAAAACTAAACCTTCTAAAGAAACTACTTTTCCGCCCCCACAAGCTCCTCCGTAGAAGGCTTCCAAACAATCAAGCAATAGAAAAGCTGCTTGTTTTGGATTAAGCTTTATCCTTATGTACTTGTTCGTCCGAGGAGTCAGTAATTTCTTTAGTTCCGGATTGGAACGCACCAATTCCTTTGAGGACTTCAAGGATTTTTGCTGTGTTTTCAGTAGAGCCTGTTCGTTCAATCTCTTCTTTTTTCCTCTCTATTTCAGTATCACGTACACTTCTCTTATCTTCAAACTCACATTTGTCTTGCCAACCAAATCTATTTTTCATATTAAAACCCCAAACAGAGGTATTAAATTTAATAGCAGTGCCCATTAAAATATTTTCACGAGCAATTTTTTCCCACCAGGCTCTACTTGCTTCATCACCTAAATGCAAAGCTTCAGCAAAGTCTTCTTTCTCTCTCTCCCATTTACTCAATGTAGAAGTGCAAACACCAAGTTCAGCAGCAACTTCATACCTACTTCGCCCCTCCATCATCAACATAACAACTTTCTCACACATTGACCTGGAATAGGAAGCATTTCTATAATTTAATAAAATATTAACTTTATTTTCCACAACTTCTGGAATTTCCTCAGCAGGTAAACGTGATCTTAAAACCATCTTCTTCTCTTTTTCCACCTCACTACGTGCCATCTTTTTGATCACTTTCATTTTTTTCTCCTGTGCAAAAAACATACAACTATATACTTTATTATACATTATACAAAGAAAAAAGTAAAGTATAAAAATTGAACAGCAAAAAAACACTTAACAAAAGAAATATTATAATTAATATCAAAAGCAATCTTAATTTAGAAAAAATAAACTAAATATGCGATTATAATGCCCACTAACACATATCAATATTAATAAGGAGAACAAATGGAATTATCAAAATCAGAATTAATAAATCAGTTAAAGAACAAATTATTACATGTCAAAACAATCTTACAAATCAATAGAGAGACAAAACAAATAGCAGAACAAGAATGCTCACTACAAAAATTAAAGCAAAGGAACATGCAATTAGAATCATTATTAGAAATTTTAACAGAAGAAGACAATAATTCTTAGCAATCCATGTTAATAAAAAAAATGGAAAAGCAACACCAAGAAAGTAATCAATATTAATAAAAGGAAAAATTACATTCACTTGACAACAATTTACAACTTATGGTAAAATAGTGACAAAAAAAACTAAAATAACTCTAGAAAAAATATCTCAGTGCAACAATTCACTCAGTATTAATTTCAGACTGGGACTTTAACGATGTACAAACTAGAATACAATACTCTTACTTACTAATAGGATACATTCAAGCATTTTATGATACTAATTTAATCACATACCTTGAACAAAAAATAAATGAATTCATATCCTAACAGAAGACATAGTAATGAATAATAAAAGGACAATACATTAGAAGGGCTACAGAAGCACTAAATGAGGAAATTGAAGCAAATGGGAGCAAATCGTAGCAAATGAGAGAAAAAAATTTTAGAGGTTCAAAGAAATTCACTACGAAATTTTTACCTCTAAGTTATTGATTTTTTTGAAAACCAAAAATATCAATCAAGGAAATTTTAAAAAGCTTAATCGGCTCAAATCGCTCTAGATCGCTGAATACTGGAAACAGATTTTTAAACAGTAAGAAGCAATGGTAGAAAACAAAATCCGTTTTTCAGTAAAAAAAATTTATATAGAAATGAGGTTCCAATTTTCAAAAGCCCCTTCCTATAGAAAAGAGGGGGTGTCTTTAACCTCACTATATAAATCAAACACTTACAAAATTAAATTTCAATTCAAAAATTCATAACAGTACTCCTTTATAAATCAAACACTTACAAAATTAAATTTCAATTCAAAAATTCATAACAGTACTCCTTTATAAATCAAACACTTACAAAATTAAATTTCAATTCAAAAATTTGTGGCGGTATCCGTCACCCTACTAGACCCAAATTTCGCCTTTCTAACATCCACAGACCCCCCATGAAGCCTATGGATAAAGGGCCAGAGGGGCACACTACAAGCCTTTATCAATCAAATTAGAGTGCGTTTTTATCAGCCCTATGGATGCAGGATAAGACAAGAAATTGGCTCAAAAGGGCATTTAAAGGAGGCAAGTCGTTTGATACCCAATAATTGATTAGACTGCCTTATTCAATTGATTAGATAGTAAAGGGCGTTACTATTGGTCTATAGTTCTATTGATTGATATGGATTAGTAGTAAAGGACGTTACTGAATAGATGATGATTGATCTATTCTATGGTGATTGATCTATTCTATGGTGATTGATCTATTCTATGGTGATTGATCTATTCTATGGTGATTGATCTATTCTATGGTGATTGATCTATTCTATGGTGATT